GTAGGACTGGCTCCTCTATGATAGTAGATGTTGCTGCCATAGCTGGTTGTCCAATAGTTGTTGTAATCTTGACCGCCGGGCACATCAATCTTGTGTCGATAGTTTCCTGCCGCACCCAATAGAATAACTCCAGCGGCTGCACAATTTTCAACAGCAGTGTCAACATAATACACTCGTGCGCCATGCACCGATGTCATTTGTCCATATGTGTTGCTGTAAGAGATGGTAGTATATGTTGTGCCACGATAGGTAGTGGACACCATACCAGAATAATATTGAAAGTACGCCCACGAATTAGAACACACAGTGGGACGAGTATTTCCTTCTGCTACTTTTTTCAAATGAAATGCACGAACTAGATCAAATGCAACGTCAGAATTAATTGCACTTAGATATTGACCTGTACGAATGCTTGAACCACTGAAAATTCTAATACTATAAATGGCTGCGCCAGGTGCCCAACCACAAGTGTTACCTGCTGCAATTGAAGCACAGTTTGAACCATGACCATCGCTGTCACCAAGATAACCACCAATGCTTGCACCAGTTGGGCAACCTGATACTCCTAAACTTGCCCAGTTAAAATCAACAACACGACTTCCACCTGTGCCGTCTGCATTGACAGCAAACTCAGGATGTCCTGCTTCCACACCAGTATCCACCATGATGATATCAACTCCTGAGCCATCCAGGTTGTAGTCAAAGTTTGAGTTCAAACTGGTTTGTATTTCAAATGGATCATTGTTATGAATACAACGCATCAAGCCCCAGTTTTTCATTGTGGCAGTGGTTGAGTAAGGATGTCGATCATAGTTGCCGGCTCGTTGACCATAGAATCGTTTTTCAACACCAGGTTGTTGATCAGCCTGCAACTCCACTGTCGCAATGCGTGGGTCTTTACGTAGCTCTTGGGCTTCCTCATCAGTTAAATTAAAGTGTGCAGAAAAATCATTGAACGGACGTTCATTGAGTACAGGAACAGCATGGTCAGGAATAAAGTTATCGCCTAGACCATTTTGTGTTAATTCATTCCATAATGTGTCCCACACTTGCGGGTCTGCCACTGTTACAATGTATTCCATTGTTTATTCCTTATTTTTAAAGTTTGGTATAACCCCAATCAACTACTTTTGCTGACCCGCTGTTATTGGTGATACCAAAGGTAAATGTATAGGCAGTTGTAGTAGAGACCACAGCAGTGCTGATGGTATTAGGAGATCCGACAATCTGCGTAGGTATCGCTGTAAGCACCAGAGCATTACCGGCTGCATAATACCAACCATAACTGCTACCAACTACTGGTACATTGTTGTTTGTAACAACCACTGTGGCTGTGTATGTGACAATACCATTGGGAATATTGCCGTTGACCCATATTGAGTAAGTTCCAGGACCCGGTACTGTAAGACTTACTGTGTTGGCACCTGCGGCCAGTGTCCAAGATCCTGTAGTTTTTTCTACAATAGTTGGCTTATTAGTCAAGTCAGTATAACTGCCGCTGAACAATGTTGGTTTATCGGTTAGTTGTGTATATGAAGTAACTAATGTTGGTTTATCGGTTAGTTGTGTATATGAAGTAACTAATGTTGGTTTGCTTGTTAAATCATTATAACTGCCACTGAACAATGTGGGTTTATCAGTTAACTGAGTATATGAAGTAACTAATGTGGGCTTGTTGATTAAGTCAGTATAGCTACCACTTGTTGCTATTGTTGCAAAATTTGGTTTATTACTTAAATCACTATAATCAGTTGTTCCAGTAGGTCCTTGCTGTCCAGTGGCGCCATCATATCCGCGAGGACCAGCAACACCTTGTGGGCCTTGTGGTCCTGTATCGCCTTGTGGGCCTTGTGGTCCTGTATCGCCTTGAAATCCACGTGGTCCTGTATCGCCTTTGTCGCCTTTTGGTCCCCTCTCACCCTGTGGTCCTTGTGCTCCATCTGCTCCATCTGCTCCGGCAGGTCCCTGTGGTCCACGTATGCTACTGGAACCACCACCATTGGGATCGCTTGAATCGCTTGCAAAGTCATTGACTGTAGCAGTAACATCTACAATGGTATCCGCGATTGCATCTCTTACATAATCCAAAGTTGCAAAACCTTGACCTGCAACAACGCCAGTGATTTGATCATCTACGTAAGTTTGAGTAGCATATTCGTTGGCTGTTAAGTATGTGGCAACCCTTGCGTCTGTGTAATACAGACGTGTTCCTTCTGACAAGTCTGTTGTTGACTTAGCACTGAATGCTGAGTTGAAACGAGTCTGTGTGTAATATAAGTTTGTACCTTCAGCAACATCAGTAGTTGTGTTAGTGGCTAAACTTGCGTTAAAACGTGCTTCTGTGTAATACTTGTTAGTACCACCAACTGCTTCAGCAATATCATCAGCATTTAATGTTTTGCTTCCACCTAAGGCAACCAATGAGCCGTTGATTGTTATAGAACTGTTAGCAAGTGCGCTGTTTGGAACTGCGCTTAAACGAGCATTTGGCAATGTACCGCTTGTAATATTACTTGCATTAGTTGTATCAGTGGTTGCTGACGCTACTAAAGTTTGACCTTTAACCTGAACGTTGCCAGCGGCAACAAGATTTAAATCATTACCACTGGTTATTGTAACAGTACCTGTGCCTGTAAAGTTTACATTTTGCACATTCAATTGTGTTGCTGTAACACTTGTAAATGTTGGATTGGTTGGTTTGTTAGTTAGATCATTGTAACTGCCACTAAACAATGTTGGCTTGTTGGTTAGGTCACGGTAGTCACCACTGAAACCTTCCACTGCTTGCCAACTCAACTCAGTTCCGTTATAGTAAAGATATCCAGGAATGTTTTCAGGAATTGCAACGTCTGGCACACCCAAATCAAAAATGCTAGTTGGAATCAGCGGTGTTACAACATCAAGTACACGCTGTTCTGTAAAATATAAATTGCTGCCTTCTTCAAGGTGGAAAGTGTTCTTGGAGGCAAATGCTGTATCAAAGCGTTCTTGTGTCCAATACAAGTTACTGCCTTCGGCAATGTGATATGTGTTTACCTGTTCTAGCTCTTCCCAGAATTTCAAACCAAAACTGCTTGTGTTTAGCTTTGTTCCAATTAGTGTTGTAATAGTTGATGCAAAGTCAGCATCGTCATTTAATGCGGCCGCCAACTCTTTAAGAGTGTCCAGCGTCTCAGGTGCAGAATCAACTATTGCTGTAACAAATGATCTTGTTGCAAAGTTAGCCACTGTTGCAAGACTATTGATTAAATCGCTGCCGTTGATTTTTAATGTTTCATCATTTTGTACAATTACAAATAAATCATTTGTGTTAAAGCCAGATGCAGGATCTAGCTCAGAAATTTTAACGTATTCGTGTGCCATTATTCAGCTACCTTTGTTATTGTTATGTAAATTGTAAAATTGGCAGAGCCTGTACAATTTACGCTTAGTGTTGTTCCTGTTGATGTCAGTTCAACATCTGCGGCAAAATCTTCTTGGAATACATCTTCAATTCTTGTAACAGAAGTACCACTGATAGTGCCACGAAGATGTTTGGCCACTATACTCCCTGTAGTATCTTTTGCCACAGCCTTCATATCATAAAAAGAAATCCCGCCCACTGGCACTTGATTACCTTCTCGATCAACGGCAACACTGTTTCCTGTAGATGACAGCACATATTGTTTTACTTCACTGCCAGTTCCTTGTCCAATAGAAAAGTCTGTAGAAGTTGTTCCTGCAATGTTATTGAATGCTTTCATTAGATATATGTAACCTCTACTCTGATATTACCTGACGCAGTATTATTTGGGATCGTTACAACAACATCTTCTCTTGCGGTTGTAATCACGTCTGATTCAACTACATAAGTGCCAATCTTGCTGGAACCGTGTTGACTAAATTGCCAAACCACATTTGATCCAACGTCAATGGAGAAGTCAGGAGCACTTGTTAAGTCTTGCAACACAGTGACACTTACATTTAAAATTCTACGATCTTCGCTTACTGTTCCGATTGTGGCAGTTGCGCCTGGCAACGCTATCACTTCTTTGATTGTTCTGGCATCTGTGGCAACACTGCGTTCACCGCCAACTTTGGTCCATTGTGTACCGCTGTATGTAAATGTAGCCCATTCACCATTGCCATCGTCAATCACGTAGCACTGATCACCAACCAATGCATTCAATGCATCACGAGCTGTTATATTGGCAACCACAGCAATACCGCCTGTGCGAATACCTTGTTCAATGTTTAGGCCCAAGGCATAGCGACCATTTTGTCCACTCATTACTCCTGCTGTGTTTAAGAACTGACCAGCAAAATCTCTAATAGTTAATGGACCACCATCTAAACGCATCAAGCGCAGTGCTGATGTTGTTGTGTTGGCAGGCGTATTTGTTGGCAAACTCGAAACTGAAGTTGCACCAGCAAAGTTATTTCCGTTAAGGTCTGCGCTGACATTTACAATTGCAATCTCGCCACCTGCATTATTTCTAAGTTTAATTTCACTGCCGTTAATTACACTGGCAACAATGTCTGTTACCTTTGCGGCATTGATATCAACAACCATGTCATTGGTATCAGCAACAGTTGGATCTCCATATGCCGCACTACCACTGGTAGTTGTTGTAAAATTAACAATGGTACCATTGATGCTTGCGCTAAAAGGAACATAACCAGCAATAATACCATATGCACTGCCTTGGCCTGCAACATCACTGAATACTTCAGTGGCAGCACCTACCTTGACCGCAGTAACTTTATGTTCAACAGTATGTTCATTGATTAAAGCAACTGCATCTTCCACTGAATATGTTCCGTTGCCGCTTGACAGTGTAATTTGAGTTCTGTTGATTTCAATGATGTCGCCATCGTTACCAATGGGATCAATACCTGTTCCTGTAGTTGACGTTAGTATAGGGTCTGCAATCTTCATGTAAATTGGACGTCGGCTTGCGTCACTGGCAGTTAAATTACCGCTGCCATCTAAACTGGGATACAGGTAATCACCTACGTTGCCAGGCAGTCCTGGGACAAAGTCAATGATACCGTTGGCTGGACGTAATATAAATTGATTAGGCCCTGGGCCAGGATAAACCACTGTGCCAATAAAGCGATCAATGTTGTCTGGGTCACTGAGTGTAAACTCTCCATTTTCGATACAAACTGAGTCACCTTGTTCAAATCCGTGGTTGGGTTTTTCTAGCAAGTAATTTGTCAACGGATTCATATATTGGAATCTACTCATTACGTTGGTAAAGAAGTCTGCAGCTGCATCTCCGGGTATAGGATCCAACATAGGAAAACCTAATTCATTAATTTGGAAAAAGATAACAGGACCTGGTGTACCAAACAGGCCAAAGCCGGTTGGGTCACGGAATGTATTATAACGCAGTCTATCTTCCAATACAGCAGTTAAAGTATTATTGCCTTTTTCACTGATGCTCATAATTTGACAAACCTTGCCATCCAGCGCACCTGCCACAAAATCACCTACTTCAATGTCCTGAGCATTAAAGCTAAAAGGAACACGAGTAAGGTTACTGCCGTGGTTTCTATCTTGAACAGTAAATGTCACTTCCCAACGATAATATTGTGGATTCAACCCGCCAGCCCAATATGGATCATCGCTGGCGTTGGCATGTGGCCAAAGTGCTACTGTACTGAAAGAATCAGCTGTACCAGATAGCACCTTAGCTGGCTTGTTTAACCCAATGAAGCTAGTTTTCCAAGCATTAATTGACATTATTATCCTTTATACATTACTTAATAAAAATTGTACCACGCAATGTGTCGTTTGACCCACAGCGGCTGTTGCGCCAGTTAATGCCTTTGTTAAACTCAATGTCATTGTATTTGCACTTGCATCAAATGCGGAGAACGCACTTGGTGCGCCTGAGCTGCCACCGCCTGCAAGAGTTCTTGCAGAGTAGTCACTACCAATGCTACGTGTTACAAATACATTGCTTGCACGTTGATAACCATATACTTGAATATTCAATGGCGCACACACGCTACCTGTAAATGTAAATGTTACTGTAGCTGTTGTACTTGTTGCTGTAGCAATAACAGCACTGATACCACCATTCAATACGTTAACACTTGATAGGTTACCTGATGCATCGTATTCAACTTGAACTGCAGAACGGAAGATACCAGAACTGCTGCCACCACCGCCACCACTTGAACTAATGGTTGTTGGAGCCCAAGCACTGCCATTCCAAGCAAGTGCCTGCCCAGTAGTTGGAGTTGTATTTGTAACATCAGCAAATGCATTTAAGTTACTTTGTCCTAGACGTGTGTCAAAACGTGCATTTGTATAGTATAAGTTTGTGCCACCTTCAGTAACATTGTCTGTACTGGTGTTCAAGCTGAATGTACCAGTTGAACTGTTATAACTTAAACCAGTACCAGCTGCCATTGCGTTGCGAGCAAGTGTATCACTGAAATATTTGTTTGTTGTACCTTGATTCAAGTTGTCAGTTGTTTTGGCCGCTAATCTATTATCCCAACGTGTGTTAGTAAAATATTGATTAGTTGTGCCTTCACTGACATCGTCGGTGTTTAGTACAACCACACCAGTTTTTGCATTAACACTGGATACAGCACCGCTACCACCGGCAACACTGCTGGGCGTCCATGCACTGCCGGTCCAAGTCAATACTTGTCCGTTAGTTGGAGCTGCTGTAACTGTGTCAACGTCTGCTAATGCATTAATACTACTTGCACCAATTCTAACATCTGCGCGAGCATCAGCACGAGTGTTTGTAAAGTACAAGTTACTGCCTTCAGTGATATAACTTGTATTGGCACGATATTTAATTTGACCAGTTTGATCATCATAGCTGATCAAAGTAGTAATGTTACTATCAGCTATTGAACTATGAGCTAATCTTGCTCTGGCATCTGTATAGTATAATCTAGTGCCTTCAGTAATATCACTGGTTGTTACAGCATTCAATGCTGTTGTCATAGTAATGTTACCGCTACCATCAAAACTTGTTAAGCCAGTGATTTTACCACTTAGTGTAAGTGTACGAGCTGTTGTCCATTTGTTTGCTTTGTTGGCCAAATCAACTTCTAGGTCATAACCAGGTTGTGTAGTATTGCCTAAACCGTAAACTTGTACAGTACCACTCTTGTTGTTTACAGTATAACTTGTACCTGTGGCACCTGTGGCACCTGTATCACCTTTGATACCCTGTATACCCTGAGCACCTGTGGCACCTGTGGCACCTGTACTGCCTTGTGGGCCAACAACACGGCCTGCGTTAATTGTTGTACCATCGCTTAATGTAACTTGTAAATTGCCACCAGCATCTACTACCACACCACTATTGGCAATACTACGGCCTGCTGGACCCTGACTACCTTGTGGACCCTGTGGGCCAATCACACTACCAGCATTGATTGGTGTAGCATCATCTAATGTAATTTGTAAATTACCGTCACCGTCTACTACGGCTTGGTATACACCAACACCCTTATCTCCTTTGGGACCAACAGCACCAGTAGTACCAGTAGCACCTTGATCGCCTTTGGGACCAATTACACTACCAGCATCAACTGTAGTGCTGTCTGTTTTTGTAATAATTAAACGGCCGCTGCCATTGACAACGGCTGTACTAACTCCTATACCAATGGCACCTGTATCACCCTGCGGTCCAATAGCACCCGTAGCACCTGTTGGACCAGCAACACCTGTGTCACCTTTGGCACCAGCAGGACCAGTTGCGCCAGCGGCGCCTGTGTCACCTTTTGCGCCAGCAACACCTTGTAGACCAGTTGGACCAGTAGGGCCAGTGGCGCCTGCAGGGCCAGTTGCGCCAGTGGCGCCTGTGTCACCTTTTGCACCAGCAACACCAGCAACACCTTGTAGACCAGTAGGACCTGTTGGACCAGTTGCACCGGCGGCACCTGTATCACCTTTTGCGCCAACGGCGCCTGCGGCACCTGTATCACCTTTTGGTCCAATGACTACGCCAGCATCAATAATTGAATTGTCTGAACGAGTAACAATCAATCTGCCACTGACATTTACTGCAGCACCAGTTACTGTTAAGCCAGCAGGACCTTGTACACCTGTATCACCTTTGGCACCTGTATCACCTTTGGCACCTGTGGCACCCTGCGGACCAATTACACTGCCAGCATTGACAGTTGTATTATCTTGCTTGGTTAGGATTAATTCACCACTGCCGTTTACCGCGGCACTTTTAATACCCGATACATTACCAGCATCAACAACGCTGTTGTCTGTTAATGTCAATTGTAAACGACCTGCCAATGTTACAGTTGCAGCACTGATACTTAAACCGGTGTCACCCTTGACACCTTGTGCGCCTGTATCACCCTTGGCACCACTGTTGGCTACTGGCACAAATTCTGTACCGTTGAATCCTAAAATTTGTCCTGCGGTAATAGCACTTACACTTACACCAGCAAGTGAGTTCAATGATACCTGACTGGCCACAGCACTAGCAAAGCTAGGGCTAACTGATGCAGAAGCATTAACTGTAAATTTGTCATCAACATATTTCTTAGTTGCGGCTTCTAAATCTACAGCCGGCGCTCCTGACAATATCAATGCGCCAGTCATTGTGCCACCTGATAAGTTTACCTTACCAGCTAAGTTGTTTGTGATTGTTGAAGCAAAACTAGCATCATTGTTTAAGGCTGATGCCAATTCATTTAATGTGTTTAATGCACCAGGAGCACCGTTGATTAGATTGTTTATCTGTCCTGTGATGTAAGTCTGAGTAGCATAACCATTGTTGTTTAGGTATGTGCCTACATCACTTAATGTAACACCACTTGAACTGCCACCTGTTGCACTAACAACTCCGTTACCATCAATTAACAGGCCTGTACCAATTTTGATACCACCCAGTACACTTGCACTGGCAGTTGGCAATGTGTATGAACTGCCACCTTGAGCAGTTGCACTAATCACACCATTAGTAATTGTAATTGTGGTACCATCAACTTTGACACCACCAAGTACACTGGTACTTGCTGTTGGTAATGTATAATTGCTGCCACCGCCGGAACCTACATTACCTGGTTGCCATCTTAGATTACTTTGGCTCCATACAAGAGCTTGACCGTCTGTAACACCAGTTACGTAAGTGTCTGTTAAATCTTCTAAGTTCAATGAACTTAACTTTTGATTGACATAATTCTCTGTGGCATATCCAACAAGACTAGGGATAGTTGGCTTGTCAGTCAATTGTGAATATGAAGTAACCAGTGTTGGCTTACCAATTAGATCTGCATAATTACCCGAGAACAATACTGGCTTGTTTGTCAAGTCATTGTAGTTGCCGCTGAATGAATTACCACCACCGCCAGATATTGTGACATTGGCTACACCATTGGCTACATTAACACTTGCACCACTTACAAAATTAATACTTGTAAAGTTGCCACGATTTGAAGTATTTTCGTAAATTGAAATACTATCTAAACCACCAGTGATTGTAGCTACATTATTTTGTACGTCTACACTAGGGCCAACAAAGTTTAAAGCAGATCGGAAG